AATATTAACTGCTTCTAATGTTTCTACTGCTGGTTCAGTAACTGCTGCTACATTCTATGGTAATGGTGCAGGATTAACTGGAGTTGGTGGTGGTAGCACCGCATTTGTAAATGCTGCTACTTTAAATGTTTCTGGTGTTTCCACATTTGCAGGAGTATCAACATTTAGTTCTCCTGTAACGCTTACTGATAATACGGCACTGAATATTGGAGCTGCTCCACAAAATCTAAGAATAACTCATACTGGAGCAGGTAATAAAATTCAAACATATCAAGGTGGAGTTATAGAAATAGGTGGTTCAGCTGATGATGGTAGTAATTATGAATATGGATTGAGATATACTGCTGATGAGGCGATAGAACTGACATTTAATGGAACCAAAAAATTCGAGACTACAAATCAGGGAACACTAACGACTGGTATTTCTAGTGCCACTGGTGGATTTAGTGGTCATGGCAACGATCTTGTTACATCACAGTGGGCAGTTGCTAATAGTGGTTCTAGTCACTTTACCTTTACTGGTCCAGGTAATTTGAGTGCTGCAGAGGATCCTACACTTTATCTTGCAAGAGGACAAACATATGAGTTTGTTCTTAATGCAAGTGGTCATCCATTCAGAATACAAACTACTTCTGGTGCTTATGATGCTGGAACGCAATATGAAACTGGAGTTACCAATCCTGGTGCTGCTGTTGGAACAATAAAATTCCAGATTCCTTTCGATGCACCAAACACTCTTTATTATGTTTGTGAAAACCATTCAGCAATGGCTGGAACATTGACAATATACCCATCTATATAATCTTTAATAAATAAATAAAAACTTCTGTCAAATGTCTGCGATTATAACTGATCAGATTAGAATATTAAACGCAAAGAACTTCGTTGCTGGAGTATCTTCAAGTGCAAATTCTTATTATTCATTCATTGGATTACCCAATCCAACTGATTACCAATCTGATTGGGAGAAAAATCCTCCTGCACCTAAAGATAGTTTTAATGAGGAGAACAAATATTGGGATGATATGATTGCGTTGAAAAAGATTACTGCGTCGGATACTCGACAAGTAATTCCAAAACGCCTATGGACATCAGGTACAGTTTATGACATGTATCGTGCTGACTATAGCAGAACAAACACTGCTAAAGTTTCAGGTGCGACTAATTTATATAATGCCACATATTATGTTCTTAATTCAGAATACAGAGTTTATGAGTGCCTTCAAAATGGCACAACACCAGAAACGCCAAATGGTAAATCTTCTTTAGATGAACCTACATTTATTGATTTAGAACCAAGATCGGCAGGAACAAGTGGTGATGGATATATTTGGAAGTATTTGTATACGATTAAACCAAGTGATATTATAAAATTTGACTCAACCAATTTTATTCCCGTACCTACAGATTGGGCAACTTCTTCAGATAATGCACCTGTTCGTAATAATGCTGTTGATGGTTCAGTTAAAATTGTAACCATTAATAACCGTGGAGTTGGTATTGGTACTGCAAATAGAACTTATACTAGAGTTCCCATCAGAGGTAATGGTACTGGTGCTGAATGTACAGTGGTTATCAACAATGATCAGACAGTTGATTCTGTAGTTGTTTCTAGTCAAGGTTCAGGATACACTTATGCTAATGTCGATTTGGCTGCTGGTGGAGTTCCTGCTGGAACTACCTCACCAAGTCTTGATGTTGTTATTTCTCCCGAAGGGGGACATGGTGCTGATATCTATAGAGAACTTGGTGCATATAATGTTCTTTTATATTCTAGAATTGAAAATGATACGGAGAATCCTGATTTTGTTACAGGAAATGAGTTTGCTAGGATTGGAATTGTAGAAAATCCTAAAGCAACACCATCTTCACTATTGGTTGCTGATAAAGCAAGTGCTTTGTCTGCATTAAAAATAACTGGTGTTGGTTATAGTAGTGCAGTATTTACTGTGGATGGTGAATTCTCTCAAACGGTTGCTGCAGGATCTACTGCGGTGGGTAGAGTGGTTAGTTATGACCAGACTACTGGAGTGTTAAAGTTCTGGCAAGATAGGACTCTTGCAGGATTCAACACAGTTGGAACAGCACAAACTGACCCAACATACGGATATGAATTAGTTCAGTTCTCAAGCAATCCAACAGCACCTGGAAGTTTAGATATTAGTCATGCATCAGTATCTAATCTAAGTATAGATTCATCATTTAGCGGTATCAGTACCGTAATAAATAATAAAACATATTACTTGGGTCAAACTTTTACGAATGGTATTGGCAGTCCTGAAGTTGAAAAATACACAGGAAATATAATTTATGTTGATAATAGACCTTCTATTACTAGATCATCCAACCAAAAAGAAGACATTAAAGTCATTTTGCAATTCTAAGGAATAATAACGAATTATGCCACAACAAACTAATCTAAACGTTGCTCCGTATTTCGACGACTTTGATCCTTCTGATGATTTTCATAAGGTATTGTTTAAGCCTGGATTCCCAGTCCAAGCAAGAGAATTAACAGGACTTCAATCAATATTACAAAACCAGATTGAAAAGTTTGGTCAGCACTTCTTTAAAGATGGTGCTAAAGTAATTCCTGGCAATACAACCTACCAAAGGTCTTATACAGGGTTGCAATTAAATAATACTTATCAAGGTGTTCCCGTATCTGCATATGTTGATCAATTAGTCGGTACAAAAATTACAGGACAATCTTCTGGAGTAACGGCATATGTTAATGAAGTATTGTTGCCTACAAACTCAGACAATGGTAATTTAACTCTTTATGTAAATTATTTAAGTTCGAGTACAGTTAATAATTCAACTGAATCATTTAGTGATGGTGAAGAATTAGTTTCTAATACCGATATTACTTCTGGTTTACTTGGCAATAGTTCAATTGCTGCTAATACACCATTTGCATCTACACTACAATCAGGGTCTTCTATTGTAGGATCATCATTCTCTATTCAGAATGGTGTATATTTTATTCATGGCAATTTTGTTAATGTTGAGGATGAGACATTAATATTAGATCAATATTCAAATACTCCAAATTATAGAATTGGTTTAAATGTAAATGAGGAAATAATTACATCTGATTTAGATGAAACTTTAAATGATAATTCTCAAGGATACAATAATTTTGCTGCACCAGGAGCAGATAGATTAAAAATTACAGCATCTTTATTTAAGAAATCATTAGATGATTTTGAAGATTCTAATTTTGTAGAATTAGCAACTGTTGAAAATGGAATATTAAGAATACCTGGTAAAGTTGCAGGAAGTCCATTTCAAAAAGAATTAACAGACGCTTTAGCAAAAAGAACATTTGCGGAATCAGGAAACTATACATTAGGTGCATTTGATGTTTCTGTTATTAATTCATTAAATGATAATGAAGGCAATAATGGTTTATATGACATTGAAGAGTTTACTGCAGGTGGAGATATTCCAGCAGAAGATAAAATTGTTTATAAAGTTTCTGAGGGAGCAGCATTTGTAAAAGGATATGAGGTTAGAAAAGTACGTCCTACTCTTGTTGATGCACCTAAACCACGTACTTCTTTTACTATAGAAGATGAGTCTATAATTTATAATACTGGTCCAACATTAAAATTAAATAGAGTTTTTGGTTCACCAGGAATAAGCACAGCAAATAATACTATTGTTAGTTTGAGAGATAGTAGAATCGGTGCAGGAAATACTATTGCTGGTGGTAATGAGATAGGTGTTGCTAGAATATATGATTTTGCGTTAGAAGGTGGAACCTATAATAATAATTCAGTATTGAATGAGTGGGATATTTCTTTATATGATGTACAAACAACTACTCAGATTACTCTAAACCAACAAAGTACACTTACTACACCAACTCATATAAAAGGTGCTAATAGTGGTGCAACAGGATTCTTATTTAATCCTATCACAGATAATGCTAGTTTAGAAGTATATGAAACTTCTGGCGATTTCATTAAAAATGAACCAATAATTGTCAATGGTATTTTAAGTGGGAAGATTGCAATAGCAGTAACTGCTCATGGTATTGAAGACGTAAAATCCATATTTAGTACCAGAGATGTTGGTGCTACACCATATTCAGGTACTGTTGGATTATCATCTATCTTTAATGCTGATGTAATTCAATCAACTTCATCTAATATTGGTATTGCTACTATTAGTGCTTCCTCTGGTGGATTCAGTACAGTTACAAGTCCTAATGAAAGATTTCCTGGTACTTTAGTAAAAGTAAATAATCTCGTTCAATTTAGCAATTCTGCTAAATCAAATGATCCTACTTATGGTAAGGTTACTGCAATTGGTACAAACACCATAACAATCACAAACGTTGCTGATGTTGATGGTATAGTAAATGGAAGTTTGCCAACTGCTGTTAGAGAGGTAACTGACTTTAAAGTCTTAACTACAGAGTTGCAAAGTTCATCTGACAATAGTTTGTTTACTGAACTTCCTAATCAGTACATATCAGATGTTGATTTAACAAATGCATCGATTACAATTAGAAAAACATATAATGTTAATATCTCAGGTAATAAAACTAGTTTAGTAAATGCTGGTGATAATGAGTCATACTTACCATTCGATGAAGAAAGATATTCTTTACAGAGAACTGATGGGGCAACAGAAACATTAAGTGCAGATAAGTTTATCTTTACTAATGGTGGTAAAACCTTACAAATTGGTAATTTGGGTTCTGATACAACTAATGCCACTCTTATAACCACATTAACAAAAGTAAAACCAACATCAAAAACTAAAATAAGAAATAGAGTTAATTCTATTGTTGTTGATAAGTCTATTCTTGTTGGTTCTGGTATAGGAACAACAACATTAAATAATGGTCTAACTCATGGCAATTATCCTTTTGGTACAAGAGTAGAAGATGAGATTATTTCTCTCAACACTCCTGACGTAATTAATCTACATGCTGTATTTGAGTCTGGGGATACTGATGCACCAGCAGCACCAAAAGCAACTCTTAACACTATTACTAGTCCATCAAATACTACTGCAGAATATGTGGTAGGTGAAAAAATTACGGGACAAACCAGTGGTGCAGTTGCTATTGTAGCAAGTATTGTTACACCATCTCAAATTGAGTTTATCTATAAAAACGATGGTCAATTTACAGAGGGAGAGAGTGTTTCTTCTTCTGAATCAAATGTATCGGCAATTATAACAACTATAGTAGAATCT